CGGCGCGCCCCCGGCCGGCCGGCCCGCCGGCCCCCGGCGGGCGGGGGGGGCGGGCGGGGCGGGGGGCGCCGCCCCCCCCCCGCTGCTTCCCCCCCCCACTCCTCCTACGCCTCCATTCGCCTGAACGATGGACGTTCCAGAGAATCTGGTGGTCCTGGCGGCGATAAGCAGCACGCCACCGCCGCCACCGCCGCCACCACCAGTTGCGCCGCCGCCGGAACCCTGTCCACCGCCGCCTCCAACGCCCCCTTGGATCGGAGACACGCCGCCCGAACCGAACAGAAGTCCGGTATCCAGCGAGTCGGGTACATGGATGGACCCCTGAGCAGCGGTGGCAGCGGTGGCCGTCGACGTTCCTGGGGCCCCGCCCCCGAGTCCGGTTCCGCCTATCCCGCCGGCTGCCCCAAGCACCGTCGCCAGGGTCGCGCTTCCTCCCCCGTTTCCACCGCCCGTCGCGCCCGCGCCGCCACTGAGGGCTCCAAGGATCCCACTGGCGCCGGGTCGGGTTCCGCCGGCTCCACCTGATAGACCAGTTGCCCCCGCACCGCCATTGCATTTGATGGCCGGCGCCGCGCTGCTCATGTCGAGCGTGTCGTTGATGTAGAGCCGGAAGCCCGCCATGTTCAGGACGACGGCAGCCGAGAAGGTCGCCGTGGTATAGAACAGATCCCGCGTCGCAGTGTAAGGCCCCGTACCGCTACAACCAGTTACGGAACCTACCCCATCGAACACCGCCGCGCCGTCGGAGCCATCGCCGAAGATACCGCCGTAATTGATCTGTTGGCGCAGGTATTCGATCGCATTCGCATCCGCCTGAAACCCCGTCTTGGGCGTCGTCCCGCTGTCAGAGATGCTGGCCGAATTGAGGCTATCCCCGTCGGCGGGGACCTTGAGCGTGAAGGTGGTAGCCGGGTTGAACGACGCGGCAACTCCGGTGATGGTCGTTGGCATTGGTCAATCTCCTACGGGTAATAGTCCGTGGCGCTCCACTGGTACGTCACGCCGCCCCACACCCCGTCATCCCATTGGAGCGACGGCGGCCACCCCCACATCTTCCCCGAGTAGATGAGTTTCACCCACTCAAAGGTCACCTTGGCCGGCTTCCATTTCTGGACGGTCCCGATGATGTTGTTGATCTCGTTCGTCGAGGGGGCGGAGACGGTGGACGGCGGCACGGCGGGAGCATTCCAGTTCGTCGGGACGTTGGGAAACAAGAGCCCCGCGCGCGACCAAAAACCCTCGGACGGGGGAAGCCCGCTATTGTCGTCGAATGACCAGCCCGGTTCTCCGCGCACGGGCATCAGCGCGGTCCGCACAAGCCGCGTCTCGGGAGCGACGGGAGGGATCGTCGGATCAATCGCGGTGAGGGACCACGCATAGCCGGCCTGCTGGATGATGTGGGGATCGCCGTTGTTCTGATCGTACCCCTGTGTTTCGAGCGCGAGGAGGATGCCGAGCGGAGTCCCGGCCCATGGCCACAGATCCCACGCGAGCCGCAGCCGGTTTCCGTAGTGCGCGGCTGTCTCTCCGGGTCCGCGAGGCATGCCCATCTCGCCACCGAGATAGCCAAGCGCCAACTCATCGCCGTTGGCGCCGGCAATCGATGGAAACGCCGCCTTGGTTCCGTCCTTGTACCACGTCACGCATTGATCGAGCGTGGCCCCGATGGCGCCAAGGTACCGGACGCCGTTCGGCTGTTGTAGCCACGTCGGGCCAGCGGTGGCGAGATACGACTGGTACCCGCCCGCGATCACGGAACCACCGTCCACGTGAGAGACGATGCGAGCGTACTTGTGGCCGATGCGATCTGGTTCGAGGCGAGCGCGATGTTCACCACGGCGCCATTGACCAAGAGGCCCGTGCAGTCGATGATCCCCACCACGTCCATGAGGGTCTGAAGCACCTCCGCCCACCGCACCGTATCGGCGATTCGATAGCCGGACATCAGCACCTCGTACGCCTGCTGTGCGTCCGTCTGTGCCTGCGCCAGCGTGGACAGGGACAGTTTCACCGTGACCGTGGCGCCCGTGAGCGAGATTCCAAGCGCGGACGCGAGGGACACCACGGGGAGGTCAGACACCGGAGTACGCGGCTCAATGTAGTTCTCGACCACCGTCTTCTCCGCATTGGTCACTACGGCACCGTCACCGGCAATGACAATGTTCACCGTGGCCGCCGTGGCGGGATCCGCCGACACCTTCACCTGACGCACGTTCGGCGATGCAGTGAGCGCCCACAGCGCGTACTTGTCTTGGGTGGGGACATCGGCGAGCGATGGCCACCGCGCCTTGTCCCGGATGCGCAATTCGGTGTCCGACTCTTCGTCCGCGCCCGTGGTCGTGTACCAGACATCGGGCGTCGTGAAGGCGAAGCGGTCGCCGGCCACAAACGACGGCGTGACCGTGGCGTTGTTGGTCCACACCAGGGTGAGACCGGTCCCGTCCACGTTGTTGACGGTGCCGCCAATGGGCGATGTGTGGTTCGCTCCGAAGGTCGCCCCGCCGTTGTTCGATAGCTGGTACTGCGCCGTCCCTCGCTGACCCGAGAGTGTGATCAGCACGATCCACGTTGCTGCCGCGACGGTGCCCGACGGGGCGATCGTGCCCTGCGACGTGCCATCGACCACCACGGCAGAGAACGCCGCTGCGGGATTGGTGCACGTCACGCCTGGGAGCGGGGTTGCGATCGTGGTGATGGTGTCGGCGGGGACGTTGTAGGCCGCGCCGGGCGACTCGGCGGTGATGGTGATGCGGTTGGCGTTGGTGCCGTTTTGCGCCGTGTTGATCGTTGGGCTTGCCCCGGTTGGTCCGGTGAATCGCTTGCCCGACGCGGAGAGGAATTGCATCGTGCCAGCGGTGAGCGGGTATGGCCCTGCGCCTGCCGCGACGGTCAATTGCAGGTAGCCGACGGTGGTGACGGCCTCGGTGCGGTCGAGGTTGTAACGCTCGTGTGAGTTGAGCGTGAGCCATGTCCCGGTCGCCGTATCGACGAAGCCTCCACCGACGATGACGGGGCGGACGGAGGTGACCAGATCATTGACCACCTGCGCGACCATTTCCATGATCTGAAGTTCGGGCGATCCCGGCTCCCAGTCGGTCGTAGCGAGCCCGAGCGTTTGCGCCTGCCCGATGAGCAGCGCGAGCACGTCATTCTCTGTGGTGGTCGCGAGTAGGTCGGTGAGCGAAGTAGCCATCAGGGAGACTCCACGATTGCGACGGTGATCTCGCTCACGGCGAGCACGAGCGAAAAAGGACCATCGGCCGTCGACAGATCGAAGCGCGCCGTCAGGACGGAAGTGATCGTCGAGAACATGAAGGTGCACACGCACCGCTCGATGCGTTCGTCCTTTTCCACCTCGCGCGCGAACTGCTGTTCCGCCGTGCGAAGGGCAAGCGCTGTGATGGACTCACCGAGGAGATCGCGAATGTCTAAGCCGTAGTCGGGATGGCGCGCGAGGGATCCACGTGGCGTCGAGACGCGCCGATAGACCGCGTTCGAGAGGTTGCGCAATCCCGTCGCGTAGGACCACCGCCCCGACGGAAGGTCAGTCGATAGGTTCACTCCCTGACCGTAATCGGTAGCCATCAGGTCGCCACGCTGGCGAGGATCCAGAAATCAACGGATCCCGTGGTGGCTGCGTTGAGGTTCGCGCCCGTGCAGATCGCCTCCGCTCGGATGGAGGCGTTCGTCGACTGGCTCTCCCCTCCGACCAATGACGAGAGTTGATACACGGTGCCTCCTACGGCCTGGAACACGTCAAATGCGGTGGCGTACTTCGTCAGGGTGCCGGTGATGCCCACGCTCACCGTGTACGTAGCGATGGCGCCGCCCGAGAAGGCTACCGAGTGCTTCGTCTTGACCATGTGAATCACGCCACCCGCCGGCAGCGTGTAGATCACGATGTTGCGATTGGGCGCCGCGGTGGAGAAATCGGCGTACGTCTTGGTGATCTTCTTCCACGTGGGCGATGACGTGGTGACACCCGACGCGCCGGGGTCGATTATGGGAAGAGCGATGGCCTGCCAGCACTTGAGCGCGATGGCTTGGTCGCTCGCCGACAGCGCCGTAATGGCCGCGTCCATCGCCGTACCGAGTGCATCGGATTGAGTCGACATCAGCCGTTCTTTCCGAGTGAACTATCGTACGTTCCATTCCCGAGCGCCGTGCGAAAGTTGGAGATGGCGATCTGAATCGCGGCAAGCGCGACGAGTTGCTGAGCGACCGGCGATCCCGAGGTTCCACTTGCAAGCCCCGTCGAGATCGAGAGCAGGCAAGACGATAGCGCGGCCTCGAACGTATCGAACTTCGGCAGCGGGTGGTCGGTGCCGTTGATGGCCACGTAGGACGACGCGCCGATGTTGGTGATGGTGACCACCGCTCCCTGTTCCCAATCGGCGATGTAGGGGCGATCGGGATCGCCTTGCTCAAAGCCCACCATGCAGCGCGCCGTGTTCTTGACTTCGACGGTGACGCCGGGGACACCGAGACGGATTGACACCTTCGACGGCGACGGCATGCGGCGCGGATTGCCGTCGGTGTCGAGATCGAGAAGAACGTCGATCGTGGACAGGTCGCCAGACTGCGCCACCACGCGGCCGGGATAGCGCGCGAGGTAGTCGACCGGACCGGCGACGCGGTACCCGAAGATAGACCGGATCGCGTCGATGAACGCCGCGAACGGGCGCGCGATGACGGGGGCACTCATGCCGCCTCCAGCCAACACACTTCGCGGATGCGCGACTCTTCCACGATGGACTCGACGCGCGAGATACGGCGCCCGTCGATCACGGTGCCCGGTAGCAGGTTGCCCGGCGCGGTCACGCCGTAGGTCACGCGGTCCTCGGTGGGCGTCTCGTCGATCAAGACGCGCTCCGGGTCGGTGGTGGGCCATTCTTCGGAGCCGAAAAAGATCGTGCCGTCATCGAGCACGCGCCAGACCGCTCCAGCGTAGCCCGAGAGCATCGAGAGCGACGCGCCTACGTCTATCGCCCCGACGGACCAGAAGTCCAACTGCGTCGAAAGCACGGCGCTTGTAGACGTGCTCGACAGGGACTCGCCACCCGCGGCCAAGATGTCGGCGAGCACGGTGCGAACTTGGATCGTCCGGTAGAAGCGGGCGCGCGAGGTGGCATGCAGGCCCCCAGCGCCGCCAACGATGCGGCAGTGGAACGTGTCGAGGAAGACGCGCGAGCGGCTGGCCACCACGAAGCCCGCCATGGTTGGTCCGTCGTCGATCACGATCGACGCGGCGCCCGTGACGGCATCGCTCGACGCCACCACGAAGTCACCCCACCATGCCCCGACGCGAGGGCGCACGAGGCGACAAGAGACGACGGGTTGAGCGTTGATGGTGACAGGCATCTAGGGGGCCGTGAATCCGAATTGCTCCGAGGGGAGCGGCTGTACGGAATTGAGCGGGCCAAGTACCGTCGCGCCATCGGCTGCAACCTGTGGCTTCTTGAACTCCTCGCGCACGGCCACGCTGCCAGCTGGCCGCTTCGTCGCGGACTTCTTTCCGGTCGCGACGAACTCCAACCACTTCACTTTCATAATCCCGATCTGCCCGATGATCTGCGGCCCGACAACGGACTGACAGATCGCCGAACGAATCCCCGCGTTGGCGAGGTAGGGATGCGCGATGTCAACGGCCTTGACCAAGCCTGCGCCGGCCTTGGGCCAGAATGCATCTTGGATCCCCTGCCATTGATCCCACTGCGGCGCGGTCCATATCTTCGTCGTCGTCTCGAATGTGACCGGCTTGCGGCCATGCAGCACGGGAGCACCGCCCGACTTGCCCGCGGGCGATTGCTTGTCGGCTTTGCGCTCGGGCGCACCGCTGCATTCCGTGAGGCCGGCGACGCCCACGCCCTCGACGAACAGAATATCCCACGCCGTCGAGGCGTAGAGTTCGCCGTCCTGCCCGCCGTCGGGAAGCCAGAAAGGGATTCCGCCCATTACGCGGCCTCCGTGGCGAACTGCTCCATGGCGCTGTAGACGGCTTCGCGGATGTCTTCCTTCGACATGCCGCCGTTACCCTCTCCGACAGCGCCGTTGATGTTCACCTCGACGCTGTAAGACGCGGAGCCACGTCCGCCTCCCTGCCCCGCTCCGTCGTTCCCATAGGCCGCCGAGAGCATGTCGCCGCGATTGCCCCGCGCGCCGATCACGGTGTCGGACGGGTCGAACTTGATCGCCTCCCCGCCGCGCCACATGAAGTCGTGAGCTTGGGGGAGCGAGGAGTCGGCCGCGCCAAGTAGCCCCGCCTGTGCTGCGGCTCCCGCCGTGGTTCCGTTGCCCTCTGCGATCGATCGGTAGGCCATGCGCAGGAACGGCACGTGGTAGATTGCGCCCTCGATGCCGCCCGCGTCCTTCTTCGATTGGTTGAAGTCGTCATTCTTGGCGATGGTTCCGATCGCGTGGGCTACCGCCTCGATCGCCTTGGCCGTCGCACTCACGACCACAAGGAAGTCATGGAAGGCCGCCTGCACCGCTGGAATCGAATCGCGGATGTAGTCGAGCGCGTCTTTGATCTTCGTCTGGAACTTCCCGATCCCGTCCGGTCCGCTGAGATCGCCGAATAGCGTCTTGAGCGTGTCGCCGAAGATGGCATCGAGGGAATCAATGATCGACTTGCCGAATTCGCTCGACGGGTCCATTGACGTGAGGATATTCGACAGGAACGACTTGAACTGGCCGATTGCCTTCCCGTCGGCGAGCCCTTCAAAGAGGTTGTCTTTGATCTGGCCGACCTTGTGCATCAGCGAGTCAAGTGACTGCGACGACTTCACGGCACCATCTCCGATCAGTCCGCCCTTTCTTGTCGTCGCACGCTGCAAGGCATTTATCAGGATGGTCGGGTCAACGCCGCCCTCCGTGGCCTTTTTTTGGGCTTCCTTGGCGCTTATCCCGAGGTCTCTCCCCAAGTCCTCAAAGAACGGCTTGAACTTGATGCTCAGTCCACGAAGCGAGCGCGGGTTTAGCATGCCAGAGAGATTGATCTTCTCAAGGACATCGGTCGATGCAAGGGCCGCACCGATCCCGCCGCCTGCCCTATTGGCAAGGTCGGCAATGAACGGGAGTGTATCTGGTATTTGCTCTGCTGCGTATCCAGCTCTGCCCAACTCAGCAGTGATCATGCGAAGTTCGCTATCGTCGAATTCCGTGAACTTCTGCACCTTCTCCAGATGTTCTAGGAGATCGCTTCCCTCGGACTCTCCGAATAACAATTTGATCGAATCGGCGCTACGCTCGGCACCGGCTGCCGCGTGGATGGCTTCCTTGCCCACGTCGAGGAAGGTGTCAACCAATCGCTCGCCGATTTCAAATCCGCGGTGCGCGATCTCGGCCCACTCAAACAGACGATGGCGAAATGACTCCGACTCCTTGCCCGCGCTGCCTTGCGCCTTGCCGAGATTGTCGGTGGCCTTCTCTAGTTTGTCGGTCGCGTCCGTGGCCGCATCGGTGGCCAGAGTCTCGCCCTTCAGGCTCTTGGCCATCTTGTCGGCTGGCCCAGAGAGTTTGTCGAACAGCTTGAATACCCATTCCAGGGGCGATGCCATCGGTCACCTCCTAGAGCGGATTACACGCGCGGCTACTTCGGCAAGCAGGAGCGCGCCCACTTGCTCATCTTCGTCATTCCCACCGCGTAGCACTGCGCGGATTGCGACCGCTGCCCCGTCGAGCCGGTAATTGCTCTTGCGAGTCAACTGCGCGGCGATCTCGGCGTAGCGGTCTACAACTTTTTTGAGGCGATGGACTCCTGGATCCCAGCGAACTCGGCGAGCTTGTTGCCCCACGTCTCGACGCGCGCCGGCATCCGATCGACGATGGCCTTGAGCCCCGCCGCCTCGGGGTGCACGGTGCACACCTTCACCAGCCACCACGTCGCATCCATGGCCTTCGCCTTGTTCTCGTCGCGCGCCATGGCTTTGAACGTCTTCCACTCGGCCAGTGACGGGGTGCGCACGATGATCGCATCTTCGGCGTCGTCTTCACCGAGTTGGTGAAGGTCGCAGCCGGGGTGCTTTGACTTGAGGGAGAGGATCAGGGATTCGTCGATGATCGACATGGGGCCGTGCTCCTTGAGGGAGAGCAGGAGATCGCGCGCTCGCGTGATTGCCAGTGCGGACTCGTGCGGGTTCGTGCTGCCGGCCAGCGCCCGCAAGCGCTGGAGTCGTCTACGCCACCGCTCGGACGGGCGCGGCGTGAGACACCGCACCGCGAGGTGGCGCATTGCTAGATGGTCGGGGCGTCGTTGATGATGGCCACCTGCGCGGAGCCGCGGAGGATGGGCTTCATCAGGAAGAGATCGAACTTGCACTTGCTGGCGTCGCTGCCGCCGCCGGGGGAATCGGCCGCCTTCATGAAGCGCACGGCTGGGAGCGTGTGAAGTACAACGCTGTCCATTTCCTCGTACTTCACTTGCACGGAGAAGGTGACCAGCCCCCATGAGTCGCCGAGATTCTGGATCAGGGTGTTGGCGTCGTTCTCGGTGAACTCCAGCGAGGCCGAGCCGTCCCACTCGCCGCGCGTTGAGCCGGCCGGGATCGCGCTGCCGGACTTCTTGACGCGACCGGGGGTAAGGCTGTCCTCGTAGTCGATCGCAGTGGGGTAGTAGTCATCCCCGTCGATCGTGGCGGTGATCGACGCGAACGACTTTTCGACGCCGTTGACGTAGGGGTATCCGCTGGCCATGGTCGTCGCTCCTACGCTGCCGCCGTGGTGGCCGCAGTCTCGATGGAATAGCCGATGGTGACGGCGATGGTGTCGAGCGTCCCGAGCGGGATGATCTTCACGCTGATATTGATGGTCGAATCGGCCGCGATGTTGTGCGTCCGGTCCACGGTGACGTACTGACCCGAGGCACTACGCGAGGCGTCGCCCGCGTCGATGATGGACGCGACCACCTTGCTATTGATGTTCGACTCGATGACTTGCGCGGCGCCCTCCTGAATCGTGCCGTTGGAGTTGAGCGGCACCGACTCGCCGATCAGGTCACCGGCCGCGGCGACCACCACGCGGCAGGTTTCATCCATCACGCGGCGGTGCATGAAGTTGGAGAAGTCGCTGGTGTTGTCCGCCAGCGTGCGCCCGCGGGTGATGTAGTACCCGCCCTTGCCCGGCACGGTGCGAAGCGTGATGAGGCGCGCGGCGTCGAGTGCCTGCGTGCTGTTCTCGTTCCGGTAGAGCTTCACGACGAACGGCAGAGCGCCGTCAAGCACGCGCTGGAGGTTGTGCGAGATACCCACGGCGCCGGCACGCGCGGACGCCAGCCACGCGGCAGGACGCCGGCAGAGGCGCCCGTTGATGGGCGACGAGATGAGCGCGTCGCCCGCGCCCGTGCACGTGCGCAGGTAGGTGGTCGACACAAACGCGGCAGCGACCACGGAATCGGTGTCGGCCGTGTCGGCGATGGGTAGGCCACCCGAGAGGATGCGCGAGCCGACCGTCGGGGTATCGGTCATCCACCAGATGAACTTCTTCGCCGCAAGCGCCGTGGTCATGTTGCCGTCCACGGTGGTCGCCATGGTAGCCCCGCCGCTCGACGACACGGGCATGGCCGCAAGGTGCCCGCCGCCGTAGTCCGTCGAGAGCGCGAGCAGTGCCGTGAATGCCGCCGTCACATTGCCCGTGCTGAAGCCCGAGGCGATCGACGTGAAGGTGAAGTAGTCGCCGCTGGTGTAGCTCGAATTGACGAAGATCAGATAGATCCCCGTGTTCGGGAGCGCGTACTTGTAGGGCGATCCGGGGATGACGATCGACGAACTCCAGTTGCTCAGGTCGGTGCCGTCGTCGGCGTAGAAGTTGTCCGTGGCGAACTTGAACGTCCCGGTTGCCGGCGCCCCCGTCGCGGTGCACTGGACTCGCACGGTGTAGTCATCGAACGGCTGCGAGGTCTGCGAGGAAATCGCGCCCGTCTTGCTGCCACTGGTGACCGTGTGGGTGATGACGCCGATATTGGAGATCGTCCACGTGTCGGTCGCGTCGAATCCGTTGCCAGCGGTGAAGATCAGCGTGGTCAGCGTGCCGGGAATCAGCCAGCCCGTCGAGGTGTACGCGGCAGCCGAGAGCACGGGCGAGGACACCGAGCCGCTGCCGATCTGATAGGTGAACGCCGCCGTTGCGAGCGCGCCCGTGGTGGTACAGACGATCGTGATGGTCGATGCCGGCGCCATCGCGACGGTCATCGTACCCGCGCCGCTCGCGACGGTGGTCACGGCGGAGAGCGCGCCGTCATAGGTGGGCGTCGGCATCATGAAGTAGTGCGGACCGCCGCCGTTGGCCACCTTGAGCGCCAGCGCTTCGACGCCGGGGCCGTAGCCGAGATCCGTCGAGAGTTGGGTGAGGTTGCCCTGATACCCGCCGTACAGGGTATTCGGGACGGCCTTCGACGACATGCCGAAGGTGATCGTCGAGTTGCCGACCGACGGCGTGACGATGCCGATCTGCCCGTCGAGGATGGAAACGGAAGCGCCTGGGATCGCCATGCTCAGAGCCTCGCGTGAGCCGTGGTGTGCACGGCATCGTCATAGGTGGATTCGTCACACTCCGACGGCTGCACTTGCGGATCGGTGACCCACCCGACCCGGATGCACGTCGAGGCAAACACGATTCGATCGGTGCCCTTGCGTCGCTTCCAATCGAGCACGCTGCGGAGCACGACGGGGGCGGGGGCGGATTCGTCCGGCATCACGGCACCACGATCAGCGGCCCGTCTTGCGCCGCGGCTGGGGGTTGCTGAATCTGCATTTGCGCGCGCACGCCTGCGATGGTGGCCGCGTCGGAGGTCGCATCGACGATCGGGATCTTGAAGGTCACCGGCAGCACGTAGCCGACGCCGAACGTCACGATCCCGCCCGTCTGCCACTGACCCGAGTTGCCGTCGATCTGATACCCGCCGAACGTGAACGCGGCTTGCAGCGCTTGCACGAGGATCGCAAGCATCGCCTCGGCTGCCGCGATGTGGTCCCTCAGATCCGCGTTGGGGTCCGGCTGGCCATCGGTGAACGCTGCCGCCCACAAGTGCGCGTACACCAGCGAACGGCGCTCCCAGAGCGTGCGGGGGACGCCCTGCTTCGCCTTGAGCGGGGGAGTGAGCGCCTCGTTCTGCGGCACCCACACCAGACGCAATGGCTGCCCCTGGTAGGCGAGATCGCTGTCACCCGTGAGAATCTCCCACGTGCTCGGCAAGCGCGCGTCTACGTCGTCGAGAATGTCTTTGAGGCCCATCTACTTCGGCGCCTTGAAGTGCAGCCGCACGACGACATCGGCCGCTTTGTTCATCGCCGTTCCCCACAGATCGCCGACGCCGCCCGTGTCCACTTCGGGCACCATCTGCCGGCGCGGAACCGTGATGCCGCTCGCGTATGTGGCGTGCCCCAACCACGCGCTGACGATCTTCGCGCGCCCCGCCTTCGTGCGCGTCGACAGGAACCGCCCCTTCTTGTCGAACACCAGCGCGCGATTGAGGCGCGTGTGCGGGGCGATCTTCGCGCCGTACTGGTGCACGCCCGCGTACTCGGTGCGGGTGCCGATCTGGAATCCGTCGGGCACCGGCTGCGAACTGTAGCCGTTCTTGAGGATGCCGCGATCGACGAGGGGCTTTGCGGTGTCCCCGCCGCGCCGCTTCGACGGGTGGCGCAGTGGCTTCCACGCTTCGCCGTAGGGATTGCGCGACTTGGTGAATTCGTCTTGCAGTTGCTTCAGTGCAGCAGCACCGGCCACTTTGGCGATCTGCTGCTGCAATTGAGGGAACGAGGACAGTTGATTGACCAGTGCCCCCGCTGCCTTGAAGTCACCGGAGACGGGCATCACGTATCCTCGGAGATGGCATCGACGAACGGGCCTGCTTCGTTGCCGCCGTTCTGCGAGTAGCCCCGGAGCGGTGCCGTGTAGACCGTCGGGCCGGCGGCTTGCGTGACGCCCGCCGTCGATCCGCTGTAGGAGTCGACCACGCCGGGCGTCAACTTGCCCGCGTTGGCCCGTTCCAACTGCGAGATCGCGTCGTCGTAGCGCATGCGCGTCACAACGTCATTGGCCGCCGTCGGGTTGTAGCCCCGGTGGCTCATCAGGTCGTAGTCGGTGAGCTTGCATACCCACCCGGTCACCAGCGAATCCCACGACAGGAGCGGCAATTTCCATTGCGCGCGCATGTAGCCATCGACGAGGCGCGAGTTTCCTTCGAGTGCCGCCGTCACGTCGGCATCGGGGATGGACGCGAACGCGCGAGAGAGAACCCCGCGCGCTCGGTACTCCGCCAGTGTGGCGTAGGAAGCCACGTGCTACGCCTTGGGCCGCCCGTTCACTTGGGCTTCGAGCCGCTTGATCTTCTCGCTCATGCCCTCGCGCGCCCTGACGTGCTCGGCATTCGCGGCATTCGCGGCGGCAAGCTTCGCCTCGGACTCCTTCAGTCGCGCTTCGGCGATCTCGGCGCGCGCCACGGCACCGGCCAGCGCGTCGGGATTCGGGGCCTCGGGCGCCTTGCCATCGACCACCTTGATCGACAGGCGCGGGTCACGCTCCAACTCGCGGAGGGTGACGCGGCTCATCATCTCCGGGTGGCGGATCTCGCCGACCTTGTTCGCAGTCAGTTCGGCCGGCACGGGCGGCTCCTCGTCGGAGTCGAGCACCGTCATCACGGTATCCTTGCCGACGGGGAATCCACGGCCCGGCGTCCAGATGAATCCGCCATCGGCGCCGAGGCCACGGACGGACACCTTGCAGACTTCCTTGTTCGCTTCCATTTGCTGCTCCTATGAGGGCTCGGAGTGAATCCGCCCCCGGCCTCGCCGCAGACCCTCAATCCGCAGTCCGGCCGGTGGCGAAAGGGTGACTACGCCTGCGCGCAGGCGGCGAGCTGGGGGATGGTGTACCCGACGTTATCGCGCATGTCGATCCCGTAGCGGAAGGTGTTGTTCTCGAACACCGACGGATCGGCCGGGTTCTCGCGGGCGACGAGTTCGGCCGGCTTGCGGGTCTGGTAGATGAGCGGCTTGATCGGGGTGCCGGTCGAGAGGAGATACCACGTCGAGGATGAGCCGGTGAGGTACTCCGACACGATCAGGTCACAGGTTCCGCGCAGCGGGTTGGACTGGACCACCGAGGCGACCGAACCGCCGACGCCCGCGGCCGGGGCGATGAACTCGTTGTTGAGGATGCCGAACGCGGTGGTTTCCAGCGCGGGCGGCACGACGAGGGTCAGCCGGCCACGCACGAACGGCTGGTTGCTGTCATTGACGTAGGAGCGCATCTGCGTCCGCACGTAGTCGAGATTCGCCGGGGTGAGCCCGCGGCCGGTGAACAGGTTGGAGAAGGTGCCGAATCCGGCATTGTCGATGTTGACGGGGTGCGCGTTGTAGAAGAAGGGATTGCCGTCGTAGCAGAGATTCGTGGTGCCGGCCTGGAGCACGGAGAAGGTGAGCAGGTCGGGGTGAATCGCGGCCTGCTGACCGAGCATCGTGGTCGACATCGAATAGAGGCCGAGCTGGTCATCCTCGATGTCGTCGCGGTTCACTTCGACGGCCGCCTGCCAGTGGCGGTTGATCAGCGAGTAGCTGCGGCTGGAGAGGTTCTGGTACTGGCGCGGCCCCACCCACTCGGCGAGCGCCGGCAGGGTGGCGAGCCACGGGTAGCGCCCTTCCTTCGTGGTGCTCGCGACGGGCGTGGTGATGCTCTTGTAGTAGGTGACCGTCGCATCGAACGCCTGCCCGTAGAGCAGCTTGAGCTGGTAGAAGATGCTCTGGAGGTTTGAATTGTTGATGATCATCGGACTTGTCCTCTTGGGGCGATTGCCCCCGAATGGCCGCTAGTGCGGCGGTTAACTTCCGGGGGCGTGCCCCGTGTGGGCCTGCGAAAAGGGAGCGGGTGAGGAACCCGCCCCCGTGGGACTAGTTCGGCTGGATCGCGAGGTACAGGTTGACCGCGCCCTCGACGAAGGTGGTCACACCCGAGCCGACGATCGTGATCTCCTGCGCGCTGGTGAACTGGTTGAGCGCAGTGATGGCCGAAGCGGCGATGCCGGCACCGAGCGGGGTGCAGTTCGCCGAGGTGAGCGCGAGCGCGCCGCCCGTGGTGGCCACTGTGGCGATGGCCGGGGTGAGGGTCGCGAGCTTCGCGGCGGTGGTCGCGACGGTGGTCACGCTCGCGGCGAGCGAAACGATGCGCCCCTGGAAGCCGGGGGTGAAGCGCGCCACGACGCCCGCATTCGCGATCAGCGACAGGGTGACCGGCACGTTGACGATGGAGATCGGCTGCGCGGTGAGATCCGCACTGGATCCGGCGACCACGATGCCGGTCTGGATGATCGCCTGGGTGCCGACCACGTTGATGAGTTTGCCGGCCGAGACGCGGGTGGCCGCGCCGTCGGTGAGGTTCACCGTATTGTCATCGCTGGCGTAGACGGTCGCGCCGATGTTGGCGATCGTCATCGCGTCGCCGCCCGCGCCCATGTTGAAGTTGAAGGCGCCCTGGTTCACCGAGACGAGGAAGGCATTCGCCGCGCCGCCGGTGTTGTCCGCGGTGCCCTGCCCGTAGAGGTTGGAGACGGGGCCACCCGAGACGCCGGTATAGACGCCGACGATCTTGATGCACGTCGCGGCGAGTGCGGCCGGGATGGCGTAGCCGCTGGAGTTGAGCCCGACGAGGGCGCCGGGGAAGATGACGGTGTTGGCAGCGATGCCGAACTGCGCGAGGCCAACGCCATACTCGGTCGTCAGCGTGCGGGGGGCGGTGAGTGCACTCATTGGTTTTCCCTTTGCTGTGAATGGTCAAAGGGGCGTTGAGGGCGCCCGCGTTGAACTGCGATCGGTTGGACTACTTGCGGGCTTCGGGCGCGGGCGACGGGCGCCGGGCGCCGTTGTGGGCGCGCATGTAGGCGAAGTCGTCGGGGTCGGTGCCGAGTTGGCGGCACAGCATCATGTCCGACTCGGACAGGGTGACCGGCTCCGTGGTCGGCCTCTTCTCGCCCTCGGTGGCGACCTTGGGCGAGAGGGCGCCGAGGTACGCCGCGAGCGCATCGGAGCCCGCCTGACCCATCGCGCGCAGCGTGGCGATGTACTTCGCGGGCTTCGCATCGGCCGCCATGTCGGCGGGAGAGAGCAGCATGTCCGCCTTGGCCTTCTCGATGGCAGCGTCGAACTCCCCGAGGCGCTTGGCATCGGCGAGCTTCGCGAGGTCCGCGGCGGCGGTCTTGCCCGACTCGGCGCCCTGCTGCCACGCACGGGCCACGGCGACGGCCTCCCCGAGAGTGGCCTTGCCGGTGAGCGCGAGGATCTCGGCCTGCCCGCTGCGAAGGGTGCCGATGCTGGTGAGCACGGACACCTCGTCGGCAGCGCACCCGAGAACACCGCTCATCTTCTTCATGGGCTTGTCGTCCTCGTCGGGCTCCATGTCGGCCTCGCCGAATGCCATCTTCATCGCCTTCTTCATGGCGGCGGGCGACTCATAGTCACCATCCATCGCGGCCAGAAACGCCTTGCGGCCCTTGTCGCTCATCTTCATGGTTCGTGTCTCCGGTGGGTTGTCGGTGAGTCGCGCTCCATCGGAGGCTGCGACGAGTGCGGGGAGGTTCTTTGCGGCCGGGTCATTCACCAGACCGAAGTTCAGGTATCGGGTCACGGCGTTGGACTTGCGGTCAAACAGGAAGGCATTCGAGGTGTATCGGTAGTCCCGATTCGTGACGTACTTCAGAGCGTCGGGAGTCCACTTGATCCCGACGGCCCACAGTTCCGGCGCATCGGAGGGTCCGCGCAATTCGAGGTGATACCAGCAACTCGCGCGGCCTTCCTCGGCAGTCGGCGGGCGCTCCGTCCCGTCGTCGCGCACCTGGGGAATCGAGGCGTGGTTGTAGTCCGCCATCTTCTCGACGCCGCGCGCCGTGAATTCAGCCATGATCGAGGCAGCGGATTCGGCGGTGAAGTGATACACGCCCTTCGTGGTGTCGTTGGCGCCCGCGTGGAAAAGGCGCATCTCCGTCGGCGGCTCGCCAGTGGCCGAGACGGGGAGCGGGATGATGACCCGGATCCCGCCGTCGGGCGTCGAGTAGGCATCGAGTTTTACGGGGGCGTTCATCGCGGGAATCGGTCCTCATTCGGAGAGGCGGTGACGGGCGACGTGGACTTGACGACGCGCGGATTGATCAGCGGGTATTGCACGACGCATCCGCATTCGAGAAAGTAGCCATCACCTCCGGCATGACGCATCGGCGCGGGCGACGGAGCGAGGCGGTGCTTGCTTGGATCTTTGCAGTTCATCGCCGTTCCTTTCCGTCGAGCACGTCTTTGATGGCCGGTGAGTAACCGGATTCGTCGGGGCGCCCAACGGCCGACATGCCGTGAGGGGAGCGGCCGAAACCCTGCATCGCGTCTACGTCGGGCGGAGGGTCGGTGATGCCTTCATCCGTCGCTTCTTCCTCGGACAAAGACACCTGCGATCTTCTGCATCCATAGTGAAGTGGACTCCAATGAGTTCGCCACCACGGATGGTCAGCCGGAAGAATCACCGTCCCGATCGGCTTGCAGATGTTCTTAGTCTCGCGGTCATCCTCAACGCCCACGCTGCGGATGTACGGGCGCGCTGCCTTGACTGCGGGATCCTGAATCTGCGCCCACTGGCCGACGCCGAAGTTCGTTTGTAGGTTCGTCCGAAAGATCGTCTCGACGCGCCAAGCCGGATTCGCCACCGAACCAGCCCACGCATCCATCAACTCCGGCTGAACTTCGGCTTTGAATGTGTCGAGCGAAGTCCCGTACTCAATCGCCGCGTCGATACGGTCGAACGTGAACTGGATCACGTCGGCCTGCGCGGTGCCGGCGATGGTGAATGCCCGCTGCCGCTGGTCCGCGTCGAGCCGGTCGAACTGCTCGCGCGTCATCGGTGAGCGCACGCGGAAGGCGTCTACCGCTTCCTGAAACGCCTGCGCGTCGGTCAGTGCGCGGAGGTCGAATGCGTCGCGCTCACTCGGACGGCGGCGCTTCATCGTTCGGTAGCACCACGTCGTAGACGCTCACGATGTCGGGATTCGGTGCCGGCGCGCGGCACATCGCCTTGAACTTCACGACGGCATCGGCGAGCGAATCGGCCGCGCCCATCGGGGAGAAGGTGACCGGGTGGTTGTTGCTCTCGCGCTTGGCCGCGAACATCATCTGCCCATGCAGCGCACCGATCAGCGTCTCCAACTCGCAGCCCTCTACTTCGGCGGCAACGTAGACGTGCTGGAGCGGGCCCTGCTGGTCACGGATGCGGATGACGGCCATCAGTGCGCCTCTCCGACAATCGCGCGGCGTTCGCGCGGGTCCATGTCGATCGGGAGGTCGTCGGCGGTGCCTTGCGTCTTTCCGACCACTCCGACGACGCGCGCAGGCTCCGGTATGTACCCCGCCACCTGCGTCAGCGCTGCGGCAAGCGTGGCGACAAGCGGACCGGGCGTCAGGTGCGAGGCGACGGTGACCTTGCCTGTTTCGTCGATCTCGATGCGGGCGAGGGTTCGGTTTGCCATCAGCGCGCTGAGGCTGAGCGCAAAACTTCGTCATCCGACATGGCGATGTCATGCGGCAGTTTCTCGCCGATCGGCATCTCCATCAGGCGTCCACGGAAGGAGCAACCAATCATCAGGCTCCATCCGCGATTGAGGAACTGGACATAGGGGCCGCTGCGATCTTGGTAGACGGCATTCACCGGATCAATCCCCGCGGCGCGGGCGGCTTCGTCGGGCCAGAGAACAGCACCCCGCGCGAGTTCACGGATCGCGGTGGCGCACTCCTCCGAGAAGATCTCGGCCAGTGCGAACTTGATCGATGACTCGTAGGACTTGTTATTTACTTCGCGGATACTACCGTCGGGCTGGACGTATTTCTCCGATTTCTTCCACGCACGATCACGCTTCACCTTTGTCTCGGCGAGGGCGTCGGCGGCAGCGGACTTGAAGGCCTCCTCAAGTTCATCCAACCGGCGCGCGTATTCCGCAGGAGCAGCACTCGCCGTATCTCCGAGGCCACCGGTGGCAAGCGACGGGCGGCAGTGCGAATCGGAATCCCACTCCTGAAAGGTGACGGTCTTCGGTTCCATGCTTTGTTCTCCTGTTGAGGGCAGGTACTACTTCCGCGCCGCGTCATGCCCAGCGAGTGCCGCGAGCATGTTGGCCCGGTACAGCAACGTCTCTAGCGCCTTCGGATCCATGCGCTTGAAGTCGTGAAGGAGCCGCGCCTTGATCTCGTCGAAGGTGCCACCCTGCCGAATGGTGGCGAGCACGGCTGCAAGGTCGGGCGCGAGGGCATCGGCAAACACCCGGCGCCCCTTGGCGTGCAACTTGTCGAGATACTTGTGGCCTTGTGCTGCGGCGCCTCTGCCAACGGCCACGATCGACGATAGAGCGGCTAGCGCCTGTTCGTCCGTGACCGGGGCATCGGGCGCGCCTGCGTCAACGGGTGGCGTCGTGGGCAGCATAGCGGCGGCTTCCTCTTGCTCCGACTCGAATTCCGCCCGGTCAACCATGGGCAATCCTTCGTCCTCGCACAGCGCATAGGTGTCAACGCCAGCGGCTTCGAGGTTCGGGAGCGCAGTAGACAGCGATGCACGCCCCGTGTTGCGCGCGTTCTCGTCCTCGGGCGGTTCCACCTGATAATCGATGATCGGGGCCATGTCGCCGTCCCCGAAGTTGTGGACGGCCCACCAGTAGAGCACCTGTTCACGGATCGTCGAGGCCCATGACTGCGCGTCGGCCTTGGCCAGATCGTTGCGGATCTTCTCGTCGGCCTGCTGGCGGCCTTGCGTCAAGCCCTCTTCCTTGCCCGCGGGGGCTTGTCCAAGGATGAGGGTTGCGATATCGGCGTCGTCGAGGTGAAGCCCCGCCAGGATGCCCTCGTAGACCTTGGCATCGGCTTGGAGCAACTGGACGCCCCATGAGGTCGAGGCGTCCGCGCCCTTGGGCGTCTCGATGACGCTGTTGCTTCCGAGGTTGCCGAGTTTGCGGATGAACGGCTTCTTCTCGTCGCTGCTCGCGCCGGCGGGCGTCTCGGCGAGCCACACGCCCTGCCCCAACACCTCGGAATGCCGCGCCAGGTCGCGCCGGCCCCATCGACGGGTGAGGTACATCTCGCCGAGCGCCGTAATCAGTCCGCGCCGCCAGCCGTACTCGTAGCCGTCGGGGCAGAACAGCACCCAATGGCCGTCGCTGTGCACGTTGCGCGTGAGGTTGGGCAGTTCGATCAGCCCCTGCCCCATGGTGACCACCCAATACGACTGAGTGTCGATGCGCCAGTAGGTGAATTGCGGGTGCCACCAACGGAGGCGGGGGATCCACATCTCGACGCCCGCGAACGTCTCGCGCGCCCAAATCAACTCAGCGAGCGCAAACCCGAGCATCCGCTGCCAGCGCCCGAGTTCCGTCAACTGCGACGGGGGGCACATGCGGCCATAGAGCGCCGGTTGCGTATCGGAGCCGCGCAGGAGGTCGGCCGCCTTGCGGGCCTTGGCCTTCCCGTTGCCCGGCTGGAAATCGAGCGGCGAGCACAGCACGCCACCGACGCGCGTATCGAGGCACCCACGAATGCGGCCAACGCGCAGCATGCCGTCCACCAGCCGCGCCGAGTTGGTGAACATCCCGAGATCGTGGGATGCCAGCGTTGAGGTGATGAGCCCGAGCTTGTCGAGTTCAAGGACGTTCCCGACGGGGAGTTGCTGCGTGCCTTCCTCGGGACGAAAGCCGATGTCACCGAGGACAGGTGCGCCCGACGTGGCCGGACTCACTGCGGCGGGGTTGGTTCCTAGCGACGCCCCAAAGGCGAGCGCTTGTGTCTGCTCTGCCATGGGTGGGGACTCCGCTTGAAAATCAGCCCCTCACACGGTCGGGATTCGAACCCGCATCGGCCGCTGTTTTACGAGTGGCCGACTTGCCGTTAGCACGCACTTCGCGTGAGGGACTTGAACTTGTGGCGCGACTCTCGCCTTGGCTGCTCGATTGCTCCAAGCGTCACGCCTGCGGGTATCAATGCACGGGCGCGCAATCGTCGCTAGGGGCGTGCGTGACACTTCCGACGGTACGGGCGCACCTATCCGCGCGCTATTGTCGGCAGCCGATACGCGACGGAATCATCGACCACGCCGATCGACGGTCCGGTGTCATCGACATTGAACACGCCGCGGGCGCGCGCTGCGGACCGCTTGACTGCGGCAATCATGCGGCAGACGCGGCACCAGTCGTAGCCGTATGCCTTGGCCGGCTTGCCCTTGGGGCCAGCGTCGCATCGCGGGTTTGTGCAGCGGTGGCGCGCGGCATCGCTGGCGGTACTCACTCGCCGCGTCCATTCCGGCGCATGCGTCGCGCCCAGTACTTTGTCATGGGCACCCATCGCCCCCGATAGCACATTCGCCACGGACCGCAGAATCCGAAACCGGCGGCGATGTAATACCGCGTCCCGAGGTGGACGGGAGTAGGCTTTTCCTCATACTTGAATGAGGTCACGGTGCCGAGCGGCTTGCCGTTGACGGTCAGTGTCACGTCGCCCATCGGATAGAACGCCGTCATCGCATCCCCCGCTTCATCTTCGCCCTCGCGAGTCGCATCGGCGGCACGTCATCGACCCCGAATGAGGCGAGAAAGGCGGCACGGTCCGCGCGCATCGCTGCCGCCTCCGAGATCCCGCGCTTGATCCGCGTTGCCTCGATGCTCCCCTCCCACACGGCGCCCTCGCACGGGATGGCGACGCGGTTGCGCGGGGACCACCACCACGGGTCACCGGGGAGCGGCACACGTTCACCCGTCGGCGCCTTCCCGATCAGGCACTTCGACGAGATCACGCCCGCGACATCGATCCCGAGCTGCTCCGACTTGCGGAACGTCTCGACGGCCTCGGGCGGGAATGGCCGCTTGTCGCGCGGAGGCTCGACGTACTCGGGTGCCGGCGTGGGTGGCATGCCCCGCTTCTCCGGCTCGCGGTCGGGGCGCGGGGAGGCGGAACGGACGGCAATGGGGCGGTGGAAGTCGACAATGGATTTCAAGCGTCCCTCTCGAAGCGTGCGGGGTGAATCAGCATCAGCCCTGCCATGCGCGCGGCAAGCGACGGGTATGCACCGGACTCCTCAAGAAACGCCGCGTTGCACTTGGCTATGTTCGCCTTGTGCTGTTCGGCTGTGTGTACTCCGTCAAGCGCCGCGGCATGAAATAGCGCCACCTGATAGGCGTAGGCGTGTTCACGCGGCGTGATTCGCCAGTCGCTCACGACTTCACCTCCACCACGCGAATATCCGTCGCCCCCATCCCGAGCAGCACGTTCCGATCGTGCATGGCGCCCTCTGCGGGTTCGGGCGTGGTTTGCAGGATGACGCCGCGCATGCGGTAGGTGAGGCGCCAGAGAGTAACCGTCGATGCTGAATCCATTCGTTACCTCCGATTGAGGGTCGGTGCGCGGACCATATCACATCCTCCGCGCGTAGTCTTCATCGTCGCCGGAAAAGGTGGCTGGCCGGTTCCCTTCGAGGTGCGCGAACGCCTGGGACTGCGTGTCCACGTCATCATTCCCGAGGTGGCACGGGCCGGGGAATAGCGCGTGCTCAAGGATGTAGTCCGCGAGCCATGGCGCGTGCTCGGGCAGGTAGACGTTGCCGCCTCGCTGATAGGGGAGCATCGCGTTGGCGCATTGTTCCTTTGTCCCCTTGGCGATCGGCGACTCGATGAGGCCGACGACGCGATGCACGTCGCGCCAGCGGGTCACGAGGCCGGGTCCGTTCGCTGCCTTCTCGATGACCTTCTCGCGGGCAAGCGGCCAGCGCGCGAACAACCCGAGGCCCGCTTGCTCCGTCTGGTTGAAGTCCATTCTGTCCCAGACGCGCTCTAACAGGTAGCGGTCACCTCCGACGGCGCCCCACACATGGAAGGCCACGCGCGATGCCGTGCTTGACTTGCTGCCGAAGGTGGCATCGCACGAGATGATGATCCGCTCCATGCGCGGGAGCACACGGGCCGCGTCCTGATTCCATGACGGATCGCGCTTCGGTGGCGCCTCGGTCCGATCGGCCGCGCGCCAGAATCGCCAGTCACCCACCTTGAACATCCCGCCGCCTGGTGGCATGGGCGATTGCTGGTGCTGCGCGCTGAAGCCCTCGGCCCCCATCGAGTCGGCCGCCTTGAGCGAAGCGAGCACCTCGGGCGGGAATCGGCCCGGGCAAAGGATCTCGCCTTCCGTGGTTCGCGGGTCGCGCCAGAACTCGACACGGGCCTTGTGCGCAGGGATGCCGTTCGCGGGCACGTCGATCAGTCGGTGGGTCACGCACTGCCGGCGCGGGTCGTACTCCGACGGCAAAATCAGGCACTCCGCATTGCCACCGTCAATCCACATCTGCGCCGGGTCTTTGACGTTCGCGCGCTGCATGATCATCAGCATGCGGCCCGTCTTCTGATCGTTGAGGCGCGGCGGCAGCACCTTGCCGACGATGCGCGCGGCTTCGTTCAGCGCCGCCTCGGAAAACGAATCCGTGATGGAGATCGGATCGTCGATGGCGACGAGATCGCCACCGTGGCCCGTGATGCCGCCCGTCATGCCGATCGAGTAGCGATGCCCGCCGCGCGTGTTGGTGTAGTGGTCCTTCGCGTTCTGATCGCCTGCAAGCGCCCACTGCCCCGGCTCGCTGAACGAGGTCCGATACCAGTGGCTCTCGACGAGTTGACGGCAGAGGCGCGCGTGCTCGACGGCCAGCGATGCGGCATGCGAGACAAACAGCGAACGCCATTCGGGCGTGTGCGTCCAGATCCACGCGGGCCAGAGGATCGATACGATCAGCGACTTGCCGTGGCGCGGCGGGATGCAGATCAGGAGGCGACGAATCTCGCCGCGGGTGACGGCCTCTAAGTGAGCGCAGATCGCGTCAACGTGCCAGCCGGCCACGAATGGCGACGGCTCGACGATTGGCCACGCTTGCCGGACGAACTCGGCGAGGTTGCTACGGGCTTTCTCCGCTGCCCGACGTGCCCGCTCCTCCTGCATCAACGGGCGCATCATCTCCAGCGTCCGCGCCGTCTGCAATCGCCTGCTGAAGCTGTCGATCGAAGGCGTCGAATTGCTCATCGCTCATCCTCGACAGACCGACGGCAGCACGAACAGCCACGTCGATCGGTCCACCGTCCTCGCCCGTGATCTCCTGCTGGGGCTTGCCGTAGCCGCGATCGAGGAGCGCAATCGCGGCTGGCACACTGGCCTTGTACTCGTCGGAGCGCATCCACGAGACGAGGCGCTCGATGGACTCCGGTCCGTACTTCCGCGCCTCGCGCGCAATCTCGGCCGTGAGCCTGCCCTTGGGCCGGCCGGCCGGGTTGCCGCTGACTCCTGCTTTCCATGGCGCTGCCGGTCCTGGCATCGTTCACCGTGTTACTTCACCGCGCGCGTGCGCGCGTTCAAATCAACGCACACCAGCGACCACAAGTCAAGCCCTACCCGCATCGTGCGTGCAATCCGTGCGTGGTCAGAGTTAGGATTGCGAGTATTTTGCATCCTAAGAAAACGGAGGATGCTTATACGCATTCCGCACGCCTTGCGCCCATAGTAGAACGCGCACGCGCGCGGTCGGACGTAACGGACGGGTGGTCAGTCATCGCGCGGGATCTCCCTGCTGAGCTTCCCGAGCACGTCCGCGGCGCTCCAAACCAACTTCCCATCCAGCCGGGCAGCGCGGCGAGCCTCCACCGCCTCGCGACGTTCCTGATCGCGCGCCGACGCCCGAGACGCTTCCTTGCACCGCTCACATGTCAGCTTCGCCCCGCACCGTCGGCAATCTCCCTCGCCTCCCTTGCCACCGTCGAGGACGTTGTAGATCGCGCCCAATCGGCGATAGAAGCGAATCCAGTAGCGTTCTTCCTCGCTGGCGTCGTGGTCGCTGCACCGGACGATCCCGCGCATCTTCGGTTGCAGGCGGGCGTCGTGAAGTTCGTTCACCCACTGCTTGATTCGGTAGTTGCAGGCGCTCGCCGCGATGCAGTGCGCCCGCAAGCGCTCAACCGGGTTGTGCGTCTGCCCAACGTAGTGCACCTCGGAAGTGCGAGGGTCGACGAGGGCGTAGATCAGAACGGGGAGCGAGCGATTCTCGCCGACAAGCGAGACGGAACGGAAGACGGGATGGTGAAACGACATGGGCGCGCGTCCTGCGGCGTCCGTTCGGATTGAACCTCGACGGGGCAACGGGACGCTTGACGTTGCCCATGGTCGGGTAGCTAGCCCGGTCACTGTCGAGATCCCGACGATACACGTCACGGGCGCGCGGTCAACTTTTCACTCACCACACCCACTCCCTCCGGTTGAACCGCCTCCGTGCCCACTCCGCGCGACGGCGCCAGTAGCGTGAACCTCGCATGCAACCCGCAGCGATCTTGGCCGTGACTGCGAGCCGAAGAACGGCGCGTGTGAACTCGCGAACTCCCGTCACGCGAAACGTCATCGTGAACGGCGCCGCGCCTTCGTGGTTGGCAAACGTGTCGGCGGTGGTCATGGCTCGCTCCCGCTTGCCCCAGGTTGCGCGCTGGCGGCTTCCCGCTCCCTCCGCCCCCTGTACGCCTTCTCGCGCCACGCACGGGCCGCGTGGATGCCGTAGGGGTCGGGTGGCGGCATCGCAAGGGCTTGCAGGTTCGCGCGCACTTCGGGCGGCAGGGCAGGCATGGTCTGCCCATCGTAGCACCACGGGCCATGGATGGGTTCGCCGGTTGGCGCGCGGCGGCACTGGCTGGAGTAGTGCGCGGGCGCAGTGCCGGTGTATGCCACGGTGTCCGCGTGAACGGTCATGGTCGGGGCGGGGTCGGTCATGGATGCTCCTTCCATCGGTCGTAAGCGTCAAGCGCGGCCTCTGCCATCGGCAACGTGAGCGGAGTCGGCTGGTAGTCGACGATGGCCGTAGCGCCCGCTGTGTTGCCGCGTTGCTTGTACCACGAGAGGACCACGAACCCGCTATGCCCTTCGTCGCCGTACTCTGGGAATCCGACCACGGCGCACGTATCCTCGTCGCCGTTGTAGGCGAGCGAATCCGTCTCACGCGCGGCATCCCGAAGTGCGTTCATCGTCGCGCAATTCCAGTTGTCCGCGTCGAACGTACCCGATGGGAAAGCGCACCTCGGGTCAGATCCGGGCCACGTCTTGCCGCGGGCGGCGCATCGGGGACATGCCATCCCCTCGATCGCCGCGAGGGTTTCGGGCGTGGGGCGGGTCATGGCTGCCCACCGATCGCGGCTTCGGCGGCGCGCTGGGCAGCCTTCAACGCCTCGCTGTGATACGTGATCTCGCCGTCGCGATCGGCCGTGCGCCATGTGCTCTGCGTGCCGTCGTCGGTGACGGTCACCTGCGCCACCACCGTCGCCCCTCCCTGCATCGGGTCACGGTCGAACCCGCAGAGCGCGTTGGCGATCGTCCAGTCGGGCCAGTGGATCATGGGGACACCTTGCTTCCCATCGCGCGCAATTCCGCGATCAGGACGGGCAACCTCGCTGCTGCCTTCTCGCAGTGGTCGATCTGAGCCTCCAGCGCGCATCTACGGCACCATGCTGCCGCGCCGCCGTGATTGGC